CTCAAGGTGCAGCGGCATTGTTCGGCGATGAAAATGAGGACTTGCAAAAGGCAATGCTCAAGGTGCAGGGGGCGATTGCTTTAGCCAACGGGGTGCAGCAGGTGGCCAACCTATTGCAGAAGGAATCGGCGGTAATGATGGGACTTAATACCCTTGCGACAAAAGCCTACGCCACGGTTGTAGGTGATGCGACTGAAAAAACGAGGTTGTTTAGGCTTGCCCTTGCGGGATTGGGTCTTGCGGGAATCTTGGTCGTGCTTGGCTTGATTGCCGAAGCCATGGGTTTTTTTAACAAAGTGACGGAGGAGGCTACAAGTTCGCAAAAGGACTTGAAACGCTCCTTGGAAGATACCGCTGGAACGCTTGAGTACTATGAACGGAAACTCAAAGCCAATGGAGCGACCGAGGCAGACCTTGCCAAAATTCGCAGGAAAGCCCTTGAAGCAGAAAAGGCTGAACTTGAACGAAAATTGCAAGAGGATGTCGCTCGCTTTGGGGTCAAAAATGATAAGTACCAAACGGCTTTGCGCCAAGAGATTGAGTTGCTTGATATTAAAATCAAGGAAGAATCCAAGATAATTAACCAAGCGGCAAGCACTCTATCAGCAGCGGAAAAGTCAAGAAGGGACAAAGCCATTGCCGACCGCAAAGCCGAACAGGAGCGAACCAAAGCCATTGAAATTGAAGGCTATTACGAGCGTCTTGAATTACAAAAGCAATTTGCGGCAGAGTATGAGGATGCCATTATTGCGGGAATGCGAAAGGAAGCGGCTGCAAGGATGCGATTTGCGTCTTTGGAAAATGCAAGGGATAAGTCGTCAAAGGCAGGCCAACTCCAGCGTGAGGCTGACCTGCTACAAGCCAAGCAGCAAATGGCTGACCAATCATTTTCTATCATTGGTGACATTATCACGGCAACGGCGGGGCAGAGTGAAGCAGCACAACGAAAGGCGTTTAATGCGGCTAAAATCGCAAGCATCGCCCAAGCAGTCGTCAACACTTACCTCGGTGCGACTTCGGCTTTAGCAATGACTAAAGAGGTATTCCCAGGTCAGCGATTCGTGCAAGCAGCACTCACAATAGCCGCAGGTCTTGCGAATGTGGCCAAGATTAAAGCCACTCAATTCCAAAGTAGTGGTGGTGGGAGTTCTGCGCCATCCCCTACCGCTGGCAATGCGACTATGACCCCGCCTCCAACCTTTACAAGTCCCCAAACGACGAACCTCGGAACGGGTGACCTGTCATCGGGTCAAGGGCAGGGTCAGCAGGCCCAACCCATGCGGGCCTATGTCGTGGAGCGTGACATCCAGCAGACGACGAGCAGGGTGCGCCGCTTGTCCGAATTTGCAACATTGGGGTAACGCCTACATCTACCACCATGGAACTTCCCGTGTACCGAATGACCGTGGACGAAGTGGACGAAGGTGTGCAATTCGTGGCCCTCGTTGATATGCCTGCGATTGAGAAACCTTTCCAAGCCTTCGCTAAGACCCCGCAACGCTTTGCCGAAACGGGAGAACGCAGGGTGCTGACTGGACCGCTTATGCTGGCCGATACGCCCATCTATCGGAAGGACGACACCTATGGGGAGTACTATGTCGTATTCGACAAGGCCACCATCCGCAAAATCGTGCAGAAGTACTTCAAGCAGGGAAACCAGCACAATGTGAACGCTTACCACAACGCCGAACTCGATGGCGTGTTCATGTTTGAATCCTACATCACCGACACCGAGCGTGGCATCCTTGCCCCCAAAGGCTACGAGGACACCCCCGACGGGTCTTGGTTCGGCTCCTTCAAGGTCGAGAACGACGAAGTATGGGAGAACCGCCACGCATTCAAGGGTTTCTCCGTTGAGGGACTATTCGGGATGAAGAACACGGGCACGGAACTTGAGGTCGCACTTGCGGGCCTCGCAGACGACTTAACTAATTTTTTGCAACATATCAACCCAACCTACAAATCCCAATAACATGAACCTAAAAGACGCTATCATGACCCTTCGCACCGAGTTGCGGAAGTTCACAACCCAAAAGCAATCCTTCGCCGACTACAAGTTGGTGGATGGTACTGTTGTCCGAGTGGACGGCGACCTCGTTGCAGGTACCGCCGTTTATGTAATCACCGAAGACGAAACCCTGCCCGCTCCCGATGGTGAGCATCAAGTTGAGGGTGTTGGCACAATCAAGACCGAAGGTGGCAAAATCACCGAAGTCGTTGTAGCCGAAGCCCCAGCACCTGCCGAGGAAGTGGCCGTTGCCGCTGAGATAACCCCCGAAGTTGCAGGTGAAGTGGTGAGTGAAATCGCCGAAGGCTACCCAATGGTGGACCCGTTGATGGTGGAAGAAATCGTCAAGAAGCACCTGGTCAGCATCATGGAGGAACTCAAAGCCGCCTATACCGAGATGGGCAAGATGAAGGACAAGATGGCTGCCTTTGCAAGCCAAATGGAAACCATGACCGACATCGTTGAGAAGGTCGCCGAACTACCCTCCGAAGCCCCGAAGCCAACCGCCTCTGCCATTGTGGAGCAACGGAAGGCCGCCGCAACGCAGAACTTCAACGCCCTCGCACAAGCAATCCAAACTCTTAAAAAATCCAATTAATCCTTAACCCCCTTAAAACAAAACCATGAGTTATTCGTTCGTTTCCCCGCTGACTACTTATACCGAGCAGCAGCGGCTCCCCCTCATCACCAAGGCCGTATTCTCGGCCCGTACCGCCGCCCTGTTCACGAAGCAGGTTGGTATCAAGTCAGCCGCTGCCCTCAACTTGATGGACACGAATGCTGCCCTGCAATCAGGAACCGCCTGCGGATGGAATGTCGCTGATGCTGCATCAGGAGCCACAACCTTCACGCAAAGGAATATCACCGTTGCACCCATGAAAATCCAAGAGGCTTTGTGTCCTCGTTCCTTGGAACAATACTGGATGCAATCGCAGTTGACCGCTGGCTCTACCTACGACGGAGTTCCGTTTGAGCAGGCATTCGCCGAGCAGAAGGCTCTCCGTATCGCCGAAGCGTTGGAGAACGCCATTTGGTCGGGTTCTACCTTGGTCACAGGCTTGCTGACAATCTTGAACGCTGCGTCGGGTTCTACCGTGTCAGGTAACACCGCTGCCGTGTCTGCCTCGGTTGGTATCACCACAAGTAACGCCATCAGCATTTTTGATAACATCTACACCCGCATCCCGCAAGCCATCTTGACCCGCAACGACTTGGTTATCTTCTGCGGATGGGACACTTTCCGCACCTTGATTGGAGCGTTCAAGTCCACCACCAACGCCAGCGTCATGTACAACCAAGTTGACCTGCAAGGGTTGGCCGATGGTGACATCTTCTACCCTGGTACCAATGTCCGTGTTGTTGCAGTCCCAGGTTTGCTTGGGTATAACCGCTTGGTTTGTTCTTACCTCGGTAACTTCTTCTACGGAACGGACTTGTTGAGCGACGAGGAAAACTTCTCCTTGTGGTACTCGCAGGACAACGATGAAGTCCGCTTCCAAGCAGCCTTCAAAGTTGGTGTCCAGGTTGCCTACCCCGACCTCATCGTTGACTGGAGATTGGCCTAAGTGTAAGGGGGGCGGGTAACTGCCCCCCGTTATTTTGTTCCACCTTAAAATAAAATATACACTATGTCTTGCTCCCTAACTACGGGCTACGCCCTCGGATGCCGTGACGCCGTCGGCGGTATCAAAACTATTTTTGTCCAAACCTTGAACGCCACGGGTTCCGTGAACACGAACGGCAGCGGCTTGGTAACTGGATTCACGCCTACCTCGGTATCGGGGTCTTGGTTTGAATACGACTTGACCAAGGCTACCTCCAGCATGACGGAAACGCTGAACGCAAGCACCGAAAACGGTACTTTGTTCTACACGCCCGAAGTGACATTCACCATCAACAAGTTGCAGACCTCGGTCCGTAATGAGTTGCGCTTGTTGGCTCGGAACCGCTTGTTGGTCATCGTCCTTGACAACAACGGACGCTATTGGTTGCTTGGTGCTGCGAATGGCTTGGAAGCCTCCGCTGGAACTGCTGGAACTGGTACTGCATTCGGTGACAGGAGCGGCTACGAAATGACGCTCACGGGCATGGAACCCGATGCAATGCTGAACATCGCAGCCGCAACTTTCTCGGCTTCCACGACCCAAATCAGCGGTTCGTAAAGTATCTTTGACCTGCGGGTTCTCATACTCCCGCATGGTTTAGTGGTCAGGGGCCATCTCGCAAGGGGTGGCCCTTTTTTTTTGTACCTTTGGGCATGAGAATTTGCATCGTTTACAACGCCCATCCAACGGGGTGTTCTTTTTACCGATTGGAAATGCCAAACGCCTACCTCGGTGACAACTACACGGAGTTTGACTATGTGTGCGTGGACAACATCGCCAATGTCAAAGATGAGGACCTAAAGACGGTTGATGTGTGGCTTTTTAATCGCTTGTGGTGTCAAGGTACCTTGGAGCAAATTCGTAAGGTTTACGAGGCTCTAACGGCGTTTGGGGCGAAGGTAATCTTGGACTTGGACGACTACTGGGTTTTGGAATCGGGACACATCATGTATCGGCACTACCTGTCCACCAAGTTGGATGAGCAGATTCGTGAACACATCCGCTTGGCTGACCATGTGACCACGACGACCGAACACTTGGCGCAGAAGATACGCCTGCTGAACAAAGCCGTGACCATCCTACCCAACGAACCCTACGAAGCCTATCAGCAGTACTTGCCCGACACGACTGCTGAACCCGAACCGCACCTGTTCAAAATCGGATGGTTTGGCGGGGCGCAGCATCAGGAGGACATCGCCTTGGTGGAGCATTCCTTCAGCCTGCTGGCCCACGACAAGTCGCTGGATGGGAGATACAAAATCTACCTTGGCGGGTGGAACGACGGCAACCCCGTCTATGACGATTACGAGCGGATGCTATCCTGCAGGGGGCTGAACAAGAACTACGGCCGCATCCAAGCGGCGGACATCTACTCCTATGTGGGCGGCTACAACTTCATCAACGCCACGATTGCCCCCCTCCGTGATACCAAGTTCAACCGCCTTAAAAGCGAACTGAAAGTCGTGGAAGCGGGATGGATGGGCAAGGCTATCATCGCATCCGAAACCATCCCCTACACGGACATAATCGTCCACGGCCACAACGGGTTGCTCATACCCTACGGCAAGAAGGACGCTTGGTACAAGGCCGTCCGCAAGTTTGTGAACGACCCCGACTACGCTCGCTCCTTGGCCATGCAGTTGTCCAAGGATGTGCGGGAACGCTTTGACATCAGCAAGACCGCCGAACGCAGGGCCGAACTCTACCGAGCCATCGGGCGCAAATTGTGAAATTCGGGCGCATCCTACATTTGGGAATAGGATGATATACCTATCCCCCAACACCACCAACACGATTGTCGTCACTTGGACGCAGCGGGCCTCATCGGGGGACCGTTACATCTTGCGGCTCACCAACATCGCCAAGAACGCCACGACCGACTTCACCCTGCTGAAATCGGACAACCTTTCGCAATACATCAACCGCTATGACAAGTTTTCCATCGTTGTCGGCTCTCTTGAAACGGGGTCGTATAAGTATGAAGTTTACGATACCAGTAGCACGGTTGCAGCATCCGTTGCGGTGGTTGAAACGGGCTTGGCGTATGTCCAGGTAGTTTCCCTCACATTCAACACCTACGCCAATTCCATCCAGTACACCGTCTTCGGGGCATCCGATGAGCGAGTGTTTGATTCCACCTTTGACCAATCTTTCGCATGAGCGTACAAACAAGAACCCAGTTGCAGGCTTCGGCCCTGACCATTGCCGCCGAAACCGCCGCAGGAGCGAACACCGCCGCCCGTGTGGGTGGCCTCTTTGACGACCTCGCCGATACCGCAACCTTGGACCGAGAGCGGGGCGTGGCCAACCTGTACCTGGACGAGGTGAAGAACTTCACCCCGACCCAAGGGCAGGCCGTCAAGTTGACGACTGCGATGAATTCGGGACTGCTGACGACCTACAACTTTTCACGGACCACCACCTCCATCACCTACACAGGCACAACGAGTGCTGCTTTGCGGGTATCGGCAAGTATGGTATTCGCACAGGGCAACGGCAATCAAATCAAGATATACATCGCCAAGAACGGAACCATCATTCCGCAGTCCATGACTGACATCACCACGGGCCATAACAACGGCCATGCGGTTACGATTGAAGCCGTCCTGCAAGGTGCAGTCAATGATGAATTTGCCATCTACATCAACGCCGTGAGCGATGGCGGTGCTATCACGATTTCGGCCCTCAACTTTACCGCCCACACCCTATGAGTAGTATAAAGCAATCGTTCACCCAATGGTTGGGCATTGAACACAAGGTCCCCGTGATGCTTGAAAACAAAGCGGGCAAATACATCACCTATGGGGCATTGAACGAATACCCCTACTATCTGCTGGACAACTACCGCCGCAGTTCAAAGCACAACGCAATCGTCAACGGGAAGGTCAACTACATCGTGGGCGGAGGCTGGCAACCAGGGGAGAAGATGACGGTTGAGCAGCAGGCCCGCTACGCCAAGTTTTTTGATGGACTATCCGAGCATGACGACCTCAACGACATCACCGAAAAGTTGGTCTTGGACTTGGAACTATTCAACGGGTTTGCCGTTGCGGTTACATGGAACAAGATGGGGACGATTGCGAAGATGGAACATATCCCCTTTGAAAAAATCCGAGTTGACAAAGACGAGCGGATGTTCCAAGTGGCTGACTGGTACGATGACGCAATGATTCAACTCTACCCCAAAATCGGCGATGTAGAGAAAATCCCCGCCTTTGATGCAGACAACCGCATCGGTAAGCAACTGTTCTACTATCGGGTGTATGCCGCTGGCGTTAAGTCCTATCCCCTCCCCGAATACATGGGGGGCTTGGCGTGGATTGAAGCCGATGTCCAAGTGGCGAACTTTCACAACAACAACCTGCGGAATAACTTTTGGGGCGGGTACTTGATAAACTTCAACAACGGCATCCCGACACCCGAAGAACAAGGCGACATTGAGCGGCAGATTAAGCGCAAGTTTTCGGGGACCGACAATGCGGGCCGATTCGTTGTGACTTTTAATGATGATGTCAGCAAAGCCCCGACGCTTGAACCGCTGACTCCGTCCGACATGGACAAGCAGTTTGAGATTTTGAACAAGGCCATCCAGTCCGAAATATTCATTTCGCACAGGGTCGTGAACCCCATGCTCTTTGGCGTGAAGACCGAAGGCCAACTGGGAGGCAGGCAGGAACTGGTGGAGGCGTACGAACTATTCAAAGCGACTTATGTGAACGACCGAGTGCGGAAGGTGGAGCGTATGATGAATTACTTGGGGTCGTTCAATGGCGTGGAGGGCATGGAACTTATCCCCGTGGAGCCAATCACGGAGCGATTGAGTGAGCAAGCCCTGCTGACTATCATGACCCCCGAAGAACTCCGTGAGAAAGCGGGCCTCCCTGCATTGGAGAAGCAACCCGCCGATGTGGTTGGACCTAATCCCCAACCCGACGAGGTTCCACAAACACCTGCACAACTAAGCAACGACAATATCAAGAAACTATCGGGCAGGGAGTACCAAAACCTCATGCGAATCGTCCGCCACTATGCCCAAGAAAAAATCACGCTGGAGATGGCCCGCACGATGCTATCCGCTGGATTCGGTCTAACCCCCGAAGAAGTGAACACCCTCCTTGGCGTGCAGGAGCAAGCGTTTTCCGAGCCTATGTGGGGCGAGGAGGACACCGAGGACTACGGATGGGGGGAGGAGGAATTTAAGGTCTTGGAGGTGGTCGCAAGCAAGTTTGGAAGCAGTTCCGACGACTATGTGGTCATGCACTCCAAGCCAATGCGGTTTGATGCCGACTTAGACGACCAAGTGCGTCAAGCCTTCGCCGAACTTGGGGAGGAGGAGAAGGAGCTGGATTCAAAGATTGAAGCCTACCGCAAGAAGAACCGTGACGCAAGCGTGGAAGAAATGGCCAAGGAGTTCGGGGTCAGCAAGGCGAAAGTCGCCAAGCGGGTCGCCTACTTGATTACTAAAGACCGTTACCCCATCGCCCGTACCGTGGACCAAATCGCCAAGGAAGGCGCCAAGCCAACGGATGAACCCGTGCTGGAGGTCCGCTATAAATACGCATGGGCGGCGGGTTTCAGCAACAAGGACAAGAGGACCAGCCGTGAGTTCTGCAAGGTCATGTTGGACCTCGCTGACCAAGGGAAGGTGTACACACGAGACGACATCAACGGCATTTCCAACATCATGGGCTACTCCGTTTGGAACCGCCGTGGCGGATGGTATCATACCGCAAGCGGAGTGAACCGCCCCCAATGCCGCCATGTGTGGGAGCAGCAAATTGTAATCCGCAAAGGCAATAAAATCACGAAAGCATGAAGGCACTATTCATAAGCGAGCAAACGCTCTTGGACAACTCCGTAATCAACGAGAATGTTTCCTTTACGCAGATACGGCCCACCATCGTGAAGGTGCAGGAGATGCGGATTCAGCCGATAGTCGGGTCTGCCCTGTACTCGGAAATGGTCGGGCAGGTAGTGAGCGGTACGACCACGGCACTCAACACTACGCTATTGGAGGACTACATCCAACCCGCTATGGTGCAATGGCTCTACTACGAGTTACCCATGGTCTTGGCGTTCAAGTACATGAACAAGGGAATGGTCCGCAGAACCAGCGAGGAAAGTTCCCAAATGTCCATGGACGAAATCACCCGCCTAACGGACAAAGTGAAGAATGATGCCGAGTGGTACTCGGAGCGAATCACCCGCTACCTCATGGAGCAGAAGGCCAACTACCCGCTATTCAACTCCCCGCCATCGGCCTTGGACACCATCTACCCCAACGGCACGAACTACAACACGGGGATGGCATTGGATGCAAGAACCCTCCGCCGTGGTGCTGGACTTGACAGGCCATGGCCCTATGACCCTTACTGCAACAACTGCTGAACATGGGAGCGCACTCAAAAAATATTCTGAAATTACAGGCTTATGTCATGGATAAAAATCAAGCAAGCACTCCTTGCGCTTGCAAATGCCCACCCTCAAGTAAACTCGTTCGGGACGGGGGACCCTCTTGCAATCGGAACGGACAACACGATAAACTTACGAACCCCAAGCCGTGAGCGAATCGTCTATCCTTTGGTATTTGCGGATGTGCAGTCAGCGGCTACTGATAGCGGCACTCTCAATTTGGTGGTTGGTGTATATTTCAGCGACCGTGTTGAATCCATTGCCACGATGGGTGGCGTGGTTTCGGGAAGCCCGACGCTCGGCTGGCAAGACAATGAGGATGAAGTTTTGAGCGACCAACTGCAAATCGCACAGGACTTCATTTCAGCCCTTACAAACGACCCGACGCAAGAGTGGACGCTAAGTACCAGCGTCAGCCTTACGAGGTTTGTAGAGAGCCGTGACGACCGCACGGCGGGGTGGGTGGCAACCTTGTCGTTCCAACTGCCGTATAGCCATAGCATTTGTGAAATTCCGACCTAA